CCAATGTGGATGCAATGGCATGATTACGATTTTGGTGCGATATTTGGTGTTAAGATAAAGGACAATCTTGGAGTTTTCGCAGAAGGCAAATATTTATATTATTGGGAACGTCCTGCTTATGATATTAAGTTAGGCATAAATTATCAGTGGATGGGATTTTAAAATGAGAAAGTTAGTATTATTATTAAGTGCTGCTATGTTTTTACACTTTAGTTGTGAAGACAGTAGAGTAGAAGAGAAACTAGAAGAAAACATTGAGATGTGGGTAAATGGTTCAGAGTTTAATGTTCGTGAGTATTACGAAAGTATTACAACATACGGAGCTGCTGTTACACAAGAAGACGGATCTATAAAAAAGATATTTGTATTGCACTTTCAAAGAGAAGACGGAAGAGTTACACCTGAGAAAGAACACTATGCTTTAATTATGTATGATGATGCAGGCCAAGACAATGGTCAGTTAATAGATACAAAATTATATTTAGGTGGTACACAAATGGATTCATTACTACTACAAACTACAAGTGGTAGAATTACATTAGAGATTGTTGGATTATCTGATTTTACAGAATTTGCTCAAGCATCAATACAAAAATATGAAGATGGTAAAATTAGTGGTATTGCAGACGGATACTTTTTCAATCCATATAGAAATGAAATGCAACACGGAATAATTATTTTTGATAACTTAGTAGTAGGGACAGATCCTGAAGCTACATTTTATCAGGGAGTATATTAATGGCAGATTTAAAACTGGAAAGAGGTAAAACTAAGATTTTGCAAGCTGAAGGCGATAAGTATAAGAGAGGTTTATTAGTAAAACTGCTAGAAGACGGCGGGTATAAAGTTGCTTACTGGTATGAAGATGCAAGTAAAGTAGCACCTGTTGAAATGATAGTAGATGGTGATAGCATTAAAAAAGATGCGAATGTAGTAGAATTAAAGTTTCACCCTAAAGATTATTATAAGGACAAATAATGAACGGTGACGTTAAAATAGGAAAGCTACTTTGTGAAGAAGACATAATCACAAAGAGACAGCTAAATCAGGCTTTACAGGCTCAAGTCAAAGGTGACAAAAGATCTTTAGGCGAGATACTAGTAGATAAAGGTTTTTGCTCACTAGAAGATATTACAGAAGTGCTGTTAAAAACTGATTCTCATCATGAAGAAAAGCAAGAAGAGATTTCAGAAAAGATAGAAGCAAAAGAAGAGCCAACTGAATTAAGTGAGGATACAAAGTTTTCAATGTCAATCGGCACAATGATAGGTGTTGGAACAGCAATAGCTTCTGTTGTAGGAGTTTATTATATGCTTATTGGTGAGATAGAAGAAGCAAAAGAATTACCGAGTCTGGAAACACTTTATAAAGCGGAATACCCTTCAAGGCCAGAAGGTTATAACTGGCCCAGATCCTATGAGCAGTATAAGGATCAAGTAGGAACACTTCAAGATGACATGGATGATATGTATGAAACTGTTGAAGAGTTAGAGGAATTAATTAAAGATTTACAGAAAGAAGTACGAGACCTCGAGAAGAGGAAACGTGACAAGTAGGAGTTAGTTATGAGAAAGTTGCTTTTATTTTTATTTCTGTTTGCTTCATTAGGGGCACAAGTAACAGACAAAAATTTTAAAGATAAAACAGGTGATGGAGTCGCGGTTGTTGTTTTCACTTCAAAGTGGGCAGAAAGCGACGGAATGGACTATGTTAAAGGTGTAAAAGGACATGAAGATGCAGTTGTAATTAAAGCAGCTTCAGAAGACACCAAAAAAGTTTGCAAGAAATTAAGGTTAAGAAACTTTCCTTCTATAGCTTTGTTTGTCAATGGTGATAAAATAGACACTTGGAAAGGTGACATGGATGGAATAATAGAAGTTGAACCTAAAGATATTAAAGAAGCAATAGAAGATGCAATAGGTGGAGATGTATTCTAATGATCAAGTTAAAAGATCTATTATTTGAGCAGCTAACAGACAATGATATTAAAGTTGGTGATGCTTATCATGTAAAAAGCCATATTGGCTATATGGTAAATTTTGTATATGAAAAAGAAAGAAGGGGTGGAGCAATACAAGTTGAATACCAATTTAAGCCCCAATATGGGGATCCCGGATTTATGGCAGTTGGTTCAGGACCAGCTGAAAGTGTTGATGGATGGGGCAAGAATAAAAAAATTAAAGTTACATCTAAGATGAAAAAAATGATGATGAAAACTCTAAAAGATGCTATTGACAGTAAGTACAATGGCTCTGAAGAGACAGATGTTTTATTAAGAAACAGAGGAATGGTTGGATCACTATACGCAGTATTAGGTTGGACCAAGAGGCTATAGGAGAAAAGTTATGGGATTATTAAGTACATTAGCAAAAGGTGCAGGAAGTTTATTGGGCGGAGATGCGCTTAAAGACGTAGGAAATATAATAGACGACCTACATACATCAGGTGAAGAAAAAGCCGCTGCTAAGGAAAGAATTACACAGATAATAGCTCAAGCAGAACAAGCTGCTCAAGCACAAGTATCAGCAAGATGGGAAGCCGACATGAAACACGGCAGCTGGTTATCAAAAAATATAAGACCACTAACATTAATCTTTCTTACAGTGATATTTACTATATTAAGCATCTTTGATGGCAATCTAGGAGAGTTCACGATCGGTGCAGCATATGTACCAGTTTATCAAACTCTACTAATGACCGTTTATGCTGCTTACTTTGCTGGAAGATCAATAGAAAAAGTTAAGAAGGTGACAAAATAATGAATGAATCAGTTTATAAGTTTAGAAGAATGACAGCTTCAGATATGGACGAGTTAGATGCTCAGTTGAGTAGAGACAATGTAAAGGGAACACCTGATTTTGACAAGATGACTTATACCATTCACAGCCCTAAAAAATCTGTGTATTTAGATTATTATATAAAAACTAAATATAAGAAATTCAAACCAAAAAGAATTAGAGAATCTGTAGAGTCTGTAAATGAAAACGATAGAGAGACTTATAAGCAGTATTTTAAAGACAATAAATATTTTAGAAAAGAAATGATTAAAATTGAAAAGTATGCTAAAGGTGTGCAATCATATATGAAAAGAGGTGACTTTGGTTTTGCAACACAGATACTTGGAGACATTAAATTTCAAGTTGATAATGTGCTAGAAGAAATAGCAGATGAATTTGATAGACCAGATTTAGTAGACCATGTATTGCGCGAGTCACCTGAAAAGCAACCTGACTACTATAAAGGGCTTTCTAAAAAAGATAAAGAAGAGAGAGAAAGAGTTATTAAGCGTAGATCAAAAATGGATAGCGACGACCCTAAGGCTTATAAGGGCTTCCGCTCTGACAAAGGTGTGAAGTCAACCAAGAAGTCTCAATACACGTCTAAATTTAAAAAAATGTTTGGTGAGTTATCAGAAGAAGATAAAAAAACTGTAACAGAAAAATTAAATGCTAAAATTCGTAAGTCATTAAAGAATAAAGCTAAAAAAGCAAATGCACCAATGGGAGCACTAACAACAATTTATAACAAAGGTCTAGCAGCTTGGAGAACAGGACACAGACCGGGTGCTAATCAACATGCATGGGCAATGGCAAGAGTTAATTCAGTTTTAACTGGTGGCAAAGCAAGAAAAGTTGATGCTGCACAGTGGAAACAGATTTCTAAACACAGGAAAAAATAATGTCAGTATATGAAAATAAAGGACCTTGCTGGACAGGTTATAAGCAAGTAGGCATGAAAAAAGGAAAGAAAGGTAATCAAGTTCCTAACTGTGTTAAGGAGCATTGTGGATGTGAGTCTGATCATTACGATGTCTATAATGAAGAAGCAGGCACAGGTTATACTCTATCATTTCCCAGGCTTTCAGAAGATCTTAAAGAAGCAGAGTATCAAGGACGAAAAGTAAAATTAAATAAACCTATGCAGGGCGACAAGAAAAAATTTAAAGTATACGTTAAAAATAAAAAAGGCAATATTGTTGTAGTTCATTTTGGACAAGGTGGTGACGCAAAAGGCGGCACAATGAGAATTCGAAAATCAAATCCAAAAGCAAGAGCATCATTTAGAGCAAGACATAATTGTGATAACCCAGGACCAAGATACAAAGCTCGTTATTGGTCATGTAAGGCGTGGTAATATGAATTTAAAAGAATTTTTAAAATTAAGTGAAGCATATGATCCTAAAGAATATGCAGCAACAAAGCGCGATGTTAAAAAATTAGAAATGAAATGTAAAAAAGCAGAAAAGCTTTTAGCAGATATTTCTAAAGATTTTGTAAAAATACACAACGGTGCCCCATCAAGCCATACAGTATTATACAATCATAAATATAAATTTAATGACCTTGCAAGAGATGCATCGGTCCTGTTTGATAGTTGGTTTAGTTTTCTATATGAAGACGGTGACTATATAAAATAAAAGGAGACAGTTATGCCTGCAGATAGTAAAATAATAGATAAAGTAAAAGACTCTAATGGTGATTATCACATACAAGATCAAAAGCACCAAATAAATACAGAGTTAATCGGTATAATAAAATTTAGACAAAACAAAAAATGGTTAATTAGTATTGTTGTTGTTTCACTATTTGCTACAATATTAGGGCTCATGATATGGTTTATGAGTAGTGGTGTTGATGTGATGGGTGGATGGAAAGAAATATTATTGTTAATGTTAGGTGGTTTCGTTGGATCTTTTGCTAAAGTCATTGACTTTTGGTTTAATAACGCTGAAGACGACGTAAAATTACTAGAACATGCAGACGATTAATAACTTTTTCTATAAAAAAACATATTTATTAATATAACGGAGAGAGCAGCGTATGTCATATTATAGCGAAGCCATTGCGAAACACATGTACACACATTTGGCTACAGAGGGGAAAGAAGAGTATCAAAAATTCTTTAGGTCTGCTCTTAAAAAATTCAATATAAAGTCACCAGCAGAATTAGACGACTCTAAGAAAAAAGAGTTTTTTAATTATATAGAGAAAAATTACAAAGCTAAAAATGAAGACTTGGTTGGTGAAGGTGTTTTAAAAGAAAATCCTGCTGTTATAGCAACAGCTGCTCGTATGGCGATACAAAATGCTCAAGGAAAAAAAGTTTCTGTTAATACAGCAAGGCAGAAAGATTATGGTAAAAAAGATCCTTCTGCACACAAAAAAGCAAAAAGCATCTTTGATAAAATTAAAGACAAGTTTAAAAAGAAAGAAAAGCCAAAAAAGAAAGAAGCACCTAAAAGCCAAAGCAAATCAGCAGCACAAAAATATGCAGATTTATATAGTGGAGGAGCAAAAGTAGAATCTACTAAAGAGTATGGTAAGACTCTTGATAAGATGGCAAGTGATAGAAAGATTAAGAACATATCCAAGAAAGATAGAGAGTTACTAGCAAAACTTGCACAGATGATGAAGACTGCAAATGAAGGTAAGCTTAGTTCTAAAATAAGAAAAGCCATACTTGTTGCAATAGGCATGAGTGGTAATATGACAGGTGCAGTTAAGAAGATTGAAAAGATGGCAAAAGGCTTATCTGATGATCCTAAAGTTATGGCTGCTTTAAGAATTGCTAATGAAAATATAAATGAGAACGGAAGAGCAATTATGAAGTCTATTTCTAATGCAAATAAAGGTGCAATCGCTACAGGCGGTGTTTATGCTCCTTATATTAAGATGGGAAGAAATTCTTGGAAGCAAAAGAAAACAGGAACTAAGTCTCACGATGATGGAATATTCGATGCAATAGGCACATTTAAAGATTTTGAGATTAAAGAAGCTTTAGATCCATATAAAGATTTTGACGGTTCACCAAAAGAAGACTACAATTTAAATCTCGGTGCTTTCGTAGATGAGTATCAAAAGTTTTTAAAGTTTATGAAAAAACATAAAGAAGTTCCAGATAAAAATAAAAGAGAGTGGGCCTTAGCAATTAGAAAAAAAGTTGGTCAAGGTATGTTTAATGGACATATTCATGGTTTTGAAGATGTATCAGATTTACTATCTATGGGTGATAAATTCAGAAATTTAAAAGAGGGCACCCTTAACGAACTTGACTGGAATCATGATATGAGCAGGATGTCTAGTGAAATAAATAAAGTCATGAAGATGGCTGGAATTAAAGTTCAAAAGCATGTACCTTATAAAAGGGCAAATATGGGCGGTGATTCTGCACTATATGGTGCATTTATTACGACAAAAGACAAAGACGGTGAAGAGACAATTTTGCCAATAGAAGTAGATAGAAAAGGCATTGTAAGGTATGCAGGAGGTCCTAGTAAATGGCATCCGTTAGAGAAGATTGGTATGCTTAATATGAGTCATGCTAAGCCAGACGACTATTTAAAATTTAAAACTTATGCAAGAACAAAAGCTTATTTAAAACAATTTAAAGGGATGCCAGGCTTTGGTCAGTCATCAATATCAAGGAAGAAATAACATGAAAATTAAAAAATCAGACATAGCCGAGATGGTAAAACAAGAAGTTGCATCACTTAAAAAAGAAGATGTTACACTTCCAGCAAATATTAAAAGATTTATGGATAAGTTAACCAGTGCTTTAAAAGACAAAGGCCTTAATAGAAAAAGGCAGACTGCGATACTAGGTGGTGTTATAGATTCACTTGGCATCGATCCTAGCCAGCTTATGAGGATGGTCAGAATGTCAAAGAAGGGCATGGAAGTGAAATCACGTAATTTACCTGAAAATAAAGAAAATATTACTGAGAACAAACTGTCTAAAGAACAGATGAAATTTGCAAAACCTATTTTTGCTGCAGCAGCTAAAAAAGGTGGATTTAAGATTAAGAAAATGACAATGTACCGTCAACCACAAGCAGAAATTGCAGTATACAAATATGGAAAAGATAGTGGTAGCCTGTGGAGTGTTTGGGGAACAACTTTTACTAAATCAGAAGCAATGGCAATAAAAAAACTTATTGAAAAGACAGATTCTGATATGATCTCTGGAGAACCTTCTTACAGACCGAAAGTAAAAGTTGGAACAGATACTGAATATATGGATCTTTGGGTAGCTGCTCAATTCGCTGGTATAAAATACGATCGCGATGAGTATGACAGATTATTTAGGAGTAAAGACTAATGATTAAATTAAAAGATTTACTAAAAGAGAGCATTGGCGGTTTAGTTACTATTCCTGCAATAAATGCACCTATGAATTATGAAGAGAGAAAGCCAGTACAGGAATTAGAATACACGCCTGGTGATCTTGATTCTGTTAATAAAAAATCTCAAGAATTAGGTAAACTATTTAGAAAAATGGCAAATCAGATTTCTAGAGATCTAGATAGTAAAGAAAATAGAGCAGTTGGTCAAACACTAAAAGCTTACAACGCTTATTTTGCAGAACTTAAAAAGATGAACAAGGCACTAAAATGATAAAATTAAAAGATTTAATTGCAAATTCTTCACAAAAAGGACATATATCTCAACATCATCCAGCTGCAGCTTTTGCGCCTACTAATACTGTACAGGAAGGACCTGCTGAAGATGACATGAAATCAGCAGAAAAACTTAGACACGGATTAGAAGATGCTATCAGCATCATAGACAAGCAGATGATTATGATTGATCAAAAGCTATCTAGTTTTAATTCTCCAGGTCTAAAACACGCTTTCACAGATGCCTTAAAAGCAGGATTAAAAAGACAGGGTAAGTTTGAATGGAAGGTTGCATCAAAAAGATTAAAAGATTATTACAAAAAAAATTAAAGTCACAATAGGTGACATAAATAAGATGAACGGAGGTAGTAAGATGAAAGACGTATTAAAGTTATTATTATCAGCAGTCATACTTTTCGCTGCTGTCCCAACTGTCAATGCAGCTGATATGAATATGGCTGGGATGGAAGAGATAAAGAAGAAGAAAAAGAAAAAAGGTAAGAAAATGCAAAAAGGCAAGAAGGGAAAGAAGAAGGGCTTCTTTTCTAAAATGTTTGGTAGCAAATAGAAAGGACTAAATGAAGAACATACTTAAAGTATTACTTTCAGCTTTTATTCTTTTAGGATCAGTTCCAACATTACAAGCAGATAATTCTGCAGGTATGGAAGAGATTAAAAAGAAGAAAAAGAAGAAGGGCAAAAAAATTAAAGGTAAAGAAGGCAAAGGTAAAAAAGGCGGAGCTTGGGGTAATTGGAAAGCCAAGTGGAAGAAGAAGAAAGATAAATAATGAATAATCCTATAGCAAAATTTTACCAATGGCAAGTAAGTAGTGGAGCATTAGATGGTTGGACATCCTATCATTTGGCTGCTGGGCTATTTATTGCTAAAGTTGCACAATGGCTAGGAGCAACAGACTTCTGGGCTGTCATGTGGGTTGTTATTATCGGTGTTGCATGGGAAATCTTTGAAGTATATGTTGAAGGTACTGAAGAAACTTATGGCACAAAAGAAAGATGGGCATATAATACAGGTGCTGATCTATTCGTGGAGATAGCAGCAGCATGGTGGATGGTACTTTAAAATCTTATCGACATTTTCGTAAGTATACTGATCCTGAAATCAGAGATGAGCAGGACGAGTATTTTGATAATGATGCTACAAAGCAAACTGCACCCGGTCTTTTTCGTGATAGAGATGATATAACCTATTATATAAAAGACTCTAGACTAGAACTTCTAGATATGGATGAGTTACGATTATTAAAAAACTCTGATGTTGCAGAAATATTAAAACACGATAAAAAAGATATTAGACTAAAAGCTGCTATAAAGCTAGCTAAGCATTATGGCAAAGACTATAAGTCTATTCTTAACGCATTTAGAAATGATCACAAGCTTCCTCCTCCTTTAGTTATAAGAGACAAACAAGATAATTTATACTTAATGTCAGGTAATACTAGAATAATGTTGGCAGCTGCATTAGGATTTAATATGCCGGTGAAGATTGTTAAGTACAAGAAAACTCTACAGACAGAAAATTTTAAGCTTAACAAATCAAAGATGATAGATGTTGCTAACTGGTTGGTTAAACAGCATAAGCTAAGATCAAAAGTTAAAATATCTAGAAGTACTAATATGAGAGGCAACTACTATTGGGATACTGATACTATAGTAATCGATAATAATCCGAGTGATATGTTAGATTTTGTAGAAACAATTTTACATGAAATAGATCACGCAATTGTGAGGAAAAAATTAGGTGCAAACAAATACGAAGTACAATATACAAAAGCTGGTCAAGAAGCTGTTGATAAAGGGAAAGACTTCCACGACGACAACCCATTCGAAATACAAGCAGAGAAGTATGCTGAGAAGAATGGTAAAAAATGGCTTAAAAAAATATTGCATTTTCTAAAATAGCAAGTATATATATTATCGTACATGTACAAGGTTTTAGTTAATTCTGAAATTATAATCTCAACAAAACTGATATAATAGTGTATTTTGAGTTATAATTTTTAATTTAATTTTAGCTAATAACTACTAAAGCTAAAGCTTATAGCTATAATAAGTTATTTTAAATTAAAAACTAAAACACTACAAAAACAACTAAAACTAAAGGTTTAAACAATATGAAGCCTAGAAGCGCTAAAGCAAAAGGTAAAAGGTTACAAAATAAAGTTACACAACTATTACAAGAAAAATATTCTTCAGTATTAGAAGCAGGAGATTTTAAGTCTACTACTATGGGTGAACATGGTATGGATGTACAATTATCCCCTTCAGCTAGAAAACATTTTCCTTATGCAATAGAATGTAAAAATCAAGAGCAGCTAAATATCTGGAAGAGTATGGAACAAGCAGAAAAGAACTGTGAAGGCTTAACTCCTCTTCTGATATTCAAACGTAATGGAACTAAAATATATGCAGCTCTAGAGATTAGTGACTTTTTAAATATATTAGATGGAAATAAAGAACAGACTAAGTAGTATACTAGATAACGTTTTTAAGAGTAAAAGCGTATCAGGTGGTGCTAATGAGATAGCTTATTGTTGTCCATTCTGCAATCATCATAAACCTAAGCTACAGATTAATGTAGAAACACAACAGTGGCATTGCTGGGTTTGTGATGCTAAGGGTAAGTCAGTATTTAGCTTGGCTAAGAAACTAAAAGCAGCTAAGTCTATTTATCAAGAACTAGAGGCTATATACAAAAACTCTAAATTTAGTAAAAGCAAATATGTAAAAGATTCCTTTGTAAAGCTACCAGAGGAATATATTCCAATGGCATTCTTAAAAAGTGACTCTCTCTCCTATGGACATGCTAAGAAGTACTTAAATAAAAGAGGAATAACAGAAGAAGACATTATCAAGTACAGCATAGGATATTGTGTAGACGGTGACTATGGAGGAAGAATAATTGTTCCTTCATATGATTCAAATGGCAATTTAAACTATTTCGTAGCTAGATCTTTTTACAATTCACCTCTAAAGTACAAAAATCCACCAGCACCAAAAGATACTATAATATTTGACATGTATATAAATTGGAATATGCCTGTAATATTATGTGAAGGTGTTTTTGACGCGATGGCTATTAAAAAGAATGCAGTACCACTTTTAGGAAAGACAGTACAAGATACACTACTTAAAAATTTAATTAATAATACAAAAGAAGTTATAGTATGTCTAGATGCAGATGCACAAGACACTATCTACAAGGTTACAGAAAAACTACTTAGAAATGGAGTTAAAGTTTCTAGAGTAAATTTAACGAAAGGCGATCCTTCAGACTTAGGGTTTAAAGTAATGAATTTTGCTTTAACAAAAGCAATACCGGTAAACGAATACGACTTAATAAGGCAAAAAATAAACATATGAAAATAAAAACAAAATTCAGATCACTCAAAAAGATATACCACATATCTGATATTCAAATAAGAAATTTAAAACGACATAAAGAATTTGAGCAATGTTTTGAAAACCTATACACTTTTCTTAGAAAAGATCCTGATAACTCTGTAGTCTACATAGGTGGCGATATCGCTCACAGTAAAACAGATATGTCTCCAGAGCTGGTAGATCAGCTTTCTAGACTGTTTAAGAATTTAGCCGATATATGTCCCACTCTTTTAATCGCAGGAAATCATGATTGTAATTTAAACAATAGATCTAGGCTGGATGTACTAACACCAATTGTACAGAATTTAAATCACTCTAATTTACACTACTTAGATAAGACAGATGTGTACTATATAGGTGATGTTGGCTTTGCTGTTTTAGAAGTAAGAGATGATGAAGCAAATCTACCAGATCCTAGTACAATTAAAGCAAAAACAAAAGTATTATTATTTCATGGTACTGTTGATAAATCACAGACAGACTTGGGTTTTGCATTACCTTCTGCTGTTAAACTAAAAGACTTTGATGGTTATGATATGGTAATGCTAGGTGATATTCACAAAATGCAGACAATGCAAGAATACAAAGAAGGAAAAGTTAAAAAGCCTGCTGTAAGATATTGTGGTTCATTAGTACAACAAAATCACGGAGAAACTTTACTAGGCCACGGAGTATCTGTATGGGATGTTAAGACAAGATCATTTGTACACCAAGAAATAGAAAATGAGTACGGATATTACACTATGGATATTGATAGTGGACTAGTACCAAAAGTAGATGATTTACCAAAGCAAGCAAGATTAAGATTAAGGGTTAAGAACACTTCGCCGTCTGATTTAAAAAAAGCGCTTACTGTTATTAAGCATAGGCACAACATAAAAGAAATGTCTATTATAAGAGAGGACAATTATAAGGTTGATGCCGGAAATTCTTCAACTGTAGACTTTGGTGATGTATCAGACACTGATGTACAGAATGGATTAATAGAAAACTATCTAAAAACAAACACAACAGCAGATGACAACACCATAGAAAAAGTTAAAAAAATTAATAAAGAGCTTAGTAGTGCTATTATAGGAGAAGAAATCTCTAGAAATATAAACTGGAAACCTACAAGATTTGAGTTTTCTAATATGTTTAGTTACGGAGAAGATAATGTAATAGACTTTAAAAGATGTAATGGAATTGCAGGATTATTTAGCCCAAATGCAAGTGGTAAGTCAAGTATATTAGATGCAATAACATTTTGTTTATTTGATAAATCAACTAGAGCTTATAAAGCAGAAAATGTTATGAATCACGCAAAATCTGATTTTAGCTGTAAGCTAGAATTTGATGTAGGGAATGATCAGTATGTAATTGAAAGAAGAGGAAGAATACAAAATAATAAAGTAGCATCAACAAGAGTTGATGTAGAATTTTATAGACTAGATGATGGAAAAAAGTTTTCATTAAATGGTGATCAAAGAGCATCTACAAATAAAAATATTAGAAAACTAGTAGGCACATATGAAGATTTTATAATGACTAGCTTTTCATCACAAGGCAATTCAGACATGTTCTTAGGTCTAAATCAGACAGAGAAGAAAGAAATATTAGGTAAGTTTTTAGGCTTATCTGTTTTTGATCAACTATATAAACTTGCAAAAGAAGAGTCTAGCGGCCTTCAAGCAATGTTAAAAAACTTTTTAGATGCAGATTATGATCAACAAATAAGTGATATTGAAAATGAGATGGATGCAGTTATAGAGGTAATTGAAAAGCTTAATATTTCACTTCATGAAAAAGAAGAATCTAGAGATGTTTTTAAAGATAAGATTATCGACCTTGTAAAAGTTATAAAACCAATTGACAGTACATTAAGATCAATAGACGAATTAGAAAATGAATATTCAAACACAGATGCAAATTTACAGTCACTAACTGCAAGATTAGAATCAACAAAGACGCAGCTTCAAAATGCTAAAAAAGATGAAGAAATACTTAAAAATAGAATAAGTTCAGAGAAGTATGTAGATATTGATTCTAGGTTGACTGAACATGAACTGCTAGTAACACAAAAAGACGAAACAAAAGTAGAAGTTAATTCTTTAAAAGTTGAAGTAAAGAACAAACTAGAGAAAATAAATAAGCTAGGTGATCTAGACTATGATCCTAACTGTGAAAAATGTGTTAATAATATCTTTGTCAAAGATGCGATACAGACAAAAGAAGCTTTGACAAATGATAAGCAGAGGGCAGGAACATTAGTGGCAAAGCTAAAAACACTAGAAAATAAAATACAGATAAATAATGATGTTTTAGAAATACACAGAGAATTTAAAAGCTTAAACTTAGAATTAAGTAATACTACATCTAACATAACCACATTTGAAAGAAGAATTAAAGAAATAAAAGATTCATCAAAAACTGCAAAAGCATTAAAAAGCACTGTAAAAAGTGAAATTAAAAGAAGTCAGTCTTATCAAAAAGACATAGACTTTAATACTGAGATACAAGAAAAAATAGATGATGCAAAAAATTCAGAGTCAATTATCAATACTGAAATAAAGGCAATGAATAATGATATACAGCAGTATGTTGGGAAAAAATCTGCGCTAGAATCTAAAAAAGAAGAAATAATACAAGTTATAAATAAAGTTACAGACTTAGAACAAAAGTACGAAGCATATAAATATTACTTGATGGCAGTTGACAAGAATGGTGTTAGCTACGATTTAATTTCTCAAGTCTTAATAAATGTAGAGACAGAAGTAAATGATATACTTGCACAAATAGTTGATTTCCAAATCATATTCGAGATGGATGGAAAGAATATTAACAACTACATAGCTTACGGTGATGATAAGTCTTGGTCACTAGAAATGGCATCTGGTATGGAAAAATTTATTTCAACTCTTGCAATTAGAATTGCACTGACAAATATATCAAACCTACCTAGACCTAATTTTATTGCTATTGATGAAGGATGGGGAACAATGGACAGTGATAACTTAAATTCACTATACCAATTATTTCAGTATCTAAAAAATATATTCCAATTCTCATTAATAATATCTCATATAGATACAATGCGAGATTTTACAGATATTCTACTTGAAATAAAGCAAGAAGAAGGACTTAGTAAAATAGTATTTTAGACGCTTTCGCTTTTAAGTACGTTTTTCTTAGAAACTGACTCTATTCTGACTTTGTGATCTAGCATCATTCTATTTAAAAAAGAACTAAAACTACGATAGTCGCTAATCGCATTCTTTTTTATCCAATCAGATAATTCAACATCTAAATAAACACACATACGTGATCTTTTCATGTGTACACCTTGTTTTAAGTTAAGTATAACAATGGTATAATAATTATATAACTTTTTAAAAAATAATTGTACATAATTTATTTTCGAAATAATTATCTACAAACCGATTAATATATGTCAAAGATCCAAAAAACAGCATTCTTACAAAATTTACAAGATATAGACGTATTTGAAAACGAAGAGGGAATAACCTCTAAGTATTTCAATATTACTGATATACCTTTAGAGTTACCAATGGGAAAATCTTCGATGCTCATTATGGGATCGAAGTTTTTAAAGAATGATATTGTTTTAAAATTAGAATTAGTAGATAGTCTTGGAAATGCAGTATATCTAGAGCCTGTATTTGATTATGAAGAAAGTGGTGGTGTAAGAGTTGGTATCGAAATCTATAAAGGCACTGCTGCAGGTTCTGCAACTTTAACAATACTGGGAGAACTAGACCCTACTACTTATGAAGGCGTAATTCCTCCAGAAGCACAGGGAATTTACAATGTAAAATACACACGGCCGTTAACTATAAACAAAACAATAGCAAATGATAGGCCAATAAGATTTTATAAAAAGCCAGAAGTAAGTGTTACAGAGATAATAAAAGGTCAAGTAGCATTAACATCAACATCTACAGGATCAAACGTACAAAATGTAGGTTACATAGAAGGATTTCCAGTACCAAACACAGAAGGAAATCAATTCACAATAGATGGTGATAATTTTGGAGAAGTTCAGTCTTATAATGATCAGGTATACGGATTTAGCCCAATAGGAAATTATGAATCTTATGACGCATCTGACCCAAGATATACATTTAAAATAGGTGAAGCAGACTTTTCATCTTCTATGGTTGGTGGAACACTAACAATTACACAGCCAAATGCGCTAACACCATTTCAAACTTCTAGCAATACAGTAATTCCTTCTTATTCTTCTAGAATAACAAAAGTAATAAACAAAAAGACTATTGAAGTTCAAAAACCTTTTGGAGTTTATGATTCAGGAAGTGGATTTTATAGAATTGCTGGAATAGGATCAGGATCATATCAGATAAACTGGCCTAAAGAGCATGAGTATGATACAAGTAGTATTAACTTTAAATCTTTTGCTGATGTAAGGCTTAAAAAATTAAGAACTTTTTCTGGTGATATAAATAGAGTAGCAGCTTATATAAAAAATAATGGACCTTTTAGTAACTGGGAAAAAGTTGTTGATACACCTGTTGAATCTCCAGAATTACTATTAGATCCAACATCAATGACTGGTACATCAAGAATAGGTGTATTTAGTTCTGACTCTGTAATAAACACTTATTGGACTGCAACAGGAGGACAATTTGGAACAGAAGAATCAGCAACAGTTCAAACATTCTCAGATAATGAGTATTTATCAGATTCTGTATTTGTATCTGCATCAGCAGCATCTATGCTTGATAATGACAGTAATGAGTGGATAAAATTACAGCTCAAGCAAAACTATTCTATGAGTTTCATAGAAAATACAGAGTACAGAATAAAAGCAAAGCTTTTCTGTGACAACACAAACGGTTTACAAAACTCTGTCAAGGCTGTATTCCACATGTCAGGTTCTGCTTTTGGAATGTCACCGTCTTTATCAGACGCAAATTATGGTAGGGCAATAGCAAAAGTTCAATTTGATAATATTGCTGATAAAACAGAACAACAAGATTTAGAGGCAACATTTGTACCAGACTCTTCCGGTAATGCAATACTTCAAGTAAGATTTACAGGTGGACATTGGCATATGTCACAGGTGTCTATAAAGCCAAATTCAGATACAAATTTTTCTCCTGAATTTATAAGATTAATTGCACCTGTACCACCACTCCAAACAAGACCAGATAGTTTAGATTTTGCATTTGAATTTTATGATATAAATAATAATAAAGCAAAAACTGTATTAACTACAATACCTGATAATCCTAATGGTGTAGAATTCGCAGGTGAGAATATGAATATTCTCGGTGATGACAATATGATAGGAGGATCTGTATTTGTAGGTGGTGATGCAATAGGAGCTGGTATTCAGTTTGGTGGTGTAAACTCAACATTGCCAGAGACAGGAGAATCAGCAGCAGAAGGATCAGGATTTATAAGGTCAGTAAAATATCAAGGATTTACATCTGCAAGCTTAAGCACAGACAATACAGGTTTTATGATTTACAGTGGTTCTGTTTTACCAGACTCAGGTGACAATTACTCAGGTGTTGGCTTAGAATTAGTTGGAGAAAGCGGAAGCCTTAGATTTGGAACAAAGCCTTCTAGATTTGAAGTAATAGCTGATGCATTCTTTGTTGGTAGTAAAAACACACAGTTTATTTCTGGTTCAGGAGGCATTATAGAAATAAGCTCATCAGCATTTCATTTATCATCTTCAGGAGATGTAATAATATCTGGATCAGTAACCGCAGTAGAAGGTAACATAGGCGGCTGGCAAATAGTTGATAATAAATTAAGTGGTAGTAATGCAACTTTAGATGCACTTGGATCTGCATTATATAAGTCTGATGAAGGACCAACCACAAATCCAAATGACGGATACTATATTGACTTTACACCTTCTGATAGTAATCAATATTTTGTAAGATTTGGGTCAAACTTTGCTGTATCATCTTCAGGCGTTTTAGTTGCAAGTGGTGCAATAATTGAAGGCCAGTTGACAGCATCAACTGGTAAGATAGCAGATTGGAATATTGGTTCCAATACAATAAGTAAAGCAACTAATAATAAATTTACTGGTCTATCATCTGCAGGTGATACTAGATTTTTTGCTGGTGCAACATCTTTAACTAATAGCGGAAGTGCACCGTTTAATATAAAGTCAGATGGATCAATAACAGCATCAAATTATAGATTTGACGGTGATGGTTTAATTACTGGATCTGTTACTGTTGGAGAAAGTGTTACTATACTTGGTGCAATATCTGCTAATACAATAAATACACCAGCAGCAGGACCATTTAAAGCAACAATAAATAGTCAAGGATTTGCAAGATTCGTATCAGCATCTATCGGTGGGTGGCATGTAGATTCAGATTCTATATTTACAGGTGACAAAGTCACAGACGCAGGTTATGCAGAGTCTGGAAGCATGACAATAACAGGAAGCGGTGGAATACATGCAAATCAGTTTATAATATCTTCATCTGGTGAAGCATTTTTTAAAGGTGAATTAGACAATACTGCAAAATTTGGTGGCGGTGCAGGTGGTGTTAGATTTAACGACTTCTTTGAAACAGAGACAGTTGAAGGAGTGCCAAGAATAGTACAAAAACCTACAGCAGTTCTTAAAAGTGCTACAGGACAAATTTTATCTGCAAATGATTTAAGTGGTAGTTATGGTGAAGCTAATGTATCTGCATCATTTTCAATAAGTGCATCTGGAGTTTCAATAGAGCAGGCAGATATATCAACACAAAAAGCACAAATCTCTGGACAAAGTGCTCAATCATCAGCGACTTCTGCGACATCTGCTGAAGGATCTTCACAAACAGCAAACCAAAAAGCACAAGCAGCTAATACAAGTGCACAAAGTTCTGATTCTAGTGCACAGCTATCAAATCAAAAAGCGCAAATCTCTGGACAAAGTGCACAATCTTCTGCAGGATCAGCACAATCATCTGCTGTATCAGCCACAGTAGCAGATGCTTCTGCCTCAGCTGCAAATACTGCTGCACAAAGCTCTAATCAGAGTGCTCAATCTTCTGCAACAGGAGCTTCACAATCTCAAGCTGGTGCTACTTCAGCACAACAAGGCGCAGGAGTATCGCAACAAGGAGCACAATCAGCAGCTAGTTCTGCAACAACATCTGAGGCTTCTGCACAGGCTTCTACACAAGCAAAATCAGATGCTCAGAGCGCTAAGACACAGGCACAAGTTGCTTCACAACAATCAAACCAATTTAGACAAGGAGCATTAGTTGCAAAAGAATCATCAGCAACTTCTAGTTTCGCAGCAAGAGACTCTGCTTCATTTTCAGAGACAAAAGCACAACAATCAAATCAGTTTGCACAGTCATCTGCTACATCAGCAACAACTTCTGAGGGGTCAGCTCAGAGTTCTAATTCAAGTGCACAAACAGCAAATCAAAAAGCACAACAAGCAGCATCATCTGAAGGAGTAGCTTCTACTGGTGCACAACAAGCAGCAAGTTCTGCTACAACATCTGAGGCATCAGCACAAAGTTCAAACCAAGCTGCTCAATCTTCTAATCAAAGTGCACAGGGCGCTAATACATCAGCTCAAAGCTCTAATCAAAGTGCTCAATCATCAGCAACTGGAGCTTCACAATCTCAAGCTGGTGCTACTTCATCACAGCAAGGAGCATCAACATCTCAACAAGGAGCAGGAGTATCACAACAAGGGGCGCAATCAGCAGCTAGTTCTGCAACAACATCTGAGGCATCAGCACAAAGTTCTGCAACTTCAGCAACTGTTGCAGATGCTTCGGCATCAGCAGCAAATACATCAGCTCAAAGTTCAAATACAAGTGCTCAATCATCAGCAACTGGAGCTTCTCAGTCTCAAGCAGGTGCCACATCAGCTCAGCAAGGAGCATCTGTTTCTCAACAGGGTGCACAATCTTCTGCAACATCTGCACAATCATCTGCTGTATCGGCAACTGTTGCAGATGCTTCGGCATCAGCAGCAAATACATCAGCTCAAAGTTCAAATACAAGTGCGCAAGGAGCAAACCAATCAGCACAAGGAGCAAATACATCTGCACAACAATCTCAGGCAGGAGCTGCATCAGCTCAGCAAGGAGCATCGGTTTCACAGCAAGGAGCTCAGTCTTCAGCAACATCTGCTACATCAGCAGAAGGATCAGCACAAAGCTCTAATCAAAGTGCTCAATCATCAGCAACTGGAGCTTCACAATCTCAAGCAGGAGCTACTTCAGCACAGCAAGGAGCTCAATCTTCTGCAGGATCAGCTACATCAGCAGCAGGATCAGCAACAGAAGCAGATGCTTCGGCATCAGCAGCAAATACCTCAGCACAAAGTTCTAATCAGAGTGCTCAATCTTCTGCAACAGGAGCTTCACAATCTCAAGCTGGTGCAACATCATCACAACAAGGAGCATCAACATCTCAGCAAGGTGCAGGAGTATCACAGCAAGGTGCACAATCATCAGCAGCTTCAGCAACTACATCTGAGGCATCAGCACAAAGTTCAAATCAGTCAGCTCAAGGTGCATCAGCATCTTCACAAGTTGCAAACCAGAAAGCTCAAGTTGCTAATCAGTCTGCACAATCATCAGCAGGATCTGCACAATCTTCAGCAGCATCGGCAACAGTAGCAGATGCTTCGGCATCAGCTGCAGAAAGTTCTGCACAAAGTTCAAATCAAGCTGCACAAACATCACAATCTGGTGCATCAACAGCACAACAAGGTGCTTCAACTTCACAAGCTGGTGCATCAACAGCACAACAAGGTGCTTCAACTTCACAAGCTGGGGCTTCTACTTCACAGCAAGGTGCACAATCATCTGCAGCTTCAGCAACTACATCTGAGGCATCAGCACAAAGTTCAAATCAGTCAGCTCAAGGATCAAATTCATCTGCACAATCTTCTGCAGGATCTGCAACAACTGCAAATCAAAAAGCACAACAGGCAACTACATCAGCAACAGGTGCATCACAATCAGCACAATCTTCAGCAGCATCAGCAACTGTGGCGGACGCTTCAGCATCAGCTGCAGAAAGTTCTGCACAAAGTTCAAATCAAGCTGCACAAACATCACAATCTGGTGCATCAACTGCTCAGACAGGAGCTTCACAAGCTCAAGCTGGTGCTTCAACTGCACAACAAGGAGCTCAGTCAGCAGCAAGTTCAGCAACATCTGCTGAAGGATCTTCTCAAACAGCAAATCAAAAAGCTCAAGCTGCAAATTCATCAGCACAAAGTTCAAATTCAAGCGCACAATCTTCTGCAACAGGAGCTTCACAATCTCAAGCAGGAGCTACTTCAGCTCAGCAAGGTGCACAATCAGCACAAGCTGGAGCATCAACAGCACAGCAAGGAGCTTCAACATCTCAACAAGGAGCTTCAACTTCACAAGCTGGAGCATCAACAGCACAGCAAGGAGCACAATCCGCTGCTAGTTCTGCGACAACATCTGAGGCATCAGCACAAAGTTCAAACCAAGCTGCACAATCATCTCAAGCAGGAGCATCTTCATCTCAACAGGGTGCACAAAATTCAGCAGGATCTGCATCAGAATCTGCACAATCCGCGGCACAGTCTGCAACAAAAGCATCACAAGCTGCATTACAAGCTCAAGGAGCAGCAGCATCTGCATCAGCAGCGGAAGATGCTGCGCAGCAAGCCGCAACAAAAGCTCAACAGGCATCAACAGCTGCACAGCAGGCATCTACAAAAGCATCTGATGCAGAAAGTTCTGCACAACAAGCAGCAGCCAAAGCACAAAATGCATCAAATTCTGCACAAACAGCAGCAATAGCAGCAACAGCTGCAGCAGCATCCGCATCACTAGCTTCTACATCATCTCAGCAAGCATCTACTGTTGCAACACAAGCATCACAAATTGCATCACAAGCAGCAGCATCAGCAACCGCAGCGGCTCAAGAAGCAGCAGCTTCATTGGCATCTGCACAACAATCAGATGGGTCTGCTCAATCATCTAGTCAGAGTGCACAGGGCGCTAATCAATCAGCACAATCTTCTGCAGGATCTGCAACAACTGCAAATCAAAAAGCACAAGCAGCTAATGCAAGTGCTCAAAGTTCTGATTCTAGTGCACAAGGTGCAGCTGGATCAGCTACAACTGCTAATCAAAAAGCTCAACAAGCATCTAGCTCTGCTCAGACATCAGCAGTATCTGCAACCTCAGCAAATTTATCAGCAACAGAAGCAGACGCATCTGCATCAGTAGCAAATCAAAAAGCACAAATAGCCCAACAAGGCGCTTCAACATCTCAGTCAGGTGCAAGTACTGCACAATCAGGTGCTGCAACGGCACAGAGTGGAGCAACATCAGCACAACAAGGAGCAAGCTCTGCAAATACTTCTGCACAATCTTCTGCAGGATCGGCTACAACTGCTAATCAAAAAGCGCAAATTTCTAATCAAAGTGCACAATCATCAGCAACTTCTGCGACATCTGCTGAAGGATCTTCTCAAACAGCAAATCAAAAAGCACAGCAAGCTTCTGCATCATCAACAACTGCAAACCAAAAAGCACAGCAAGCTTCTAGTTCAGCTCAATCTTCTGCAGGCTCTGCTACATCAGCAGCAGGATCAGCAACAGAAGCAGATGCTTCGGCATCTCTAGCTAATCAAAAAGCACAAGTAGCTCAGCAAGGAGCAAGTACTGCTCAAAGTGGTGCTGCAACTGCACAGTCAGGAGCTACTACTTCACAACAAGGTGCTGCATCTTCTCAGTCAGGAGCTCAATCAGCTGCTAGTTCTGCGACATCTGCTGAAGGATCTTCTCAAACAGCAAATCAAAAAGCTCAAGCTGCAAATTCATCAGCACAAGGAGCCGCAGGATCTGCAACAACTGCAAATCAAAAATCACAAGATGCAAATGCAAGTGCACAATCATCAGCAACTGGAGCTTCTCAGGCTCAAGCTGGTGCTACATCGGCACAGCAAGGAGCAAGTACTGCACAGAGCGGAGCATCAACTGCTCAGACAGGAGCTTCACAAGCTCAAGCTGGCGCTACATCGGCACAGCAAGGAGCACAATCTTCTGCAGGATCTGCTACATCAGCAGCAGGATCAGCAACAGAAGCAGAAGCATCAGCTTCATTGGCAAATCAAAAAGCTCAAGCTGCAAATGCATCAGCACAAGGAGCTGCAGGATCAGAAACAAATGCAAACACTTCAGCACAACAAGCTCAATCAGGAGCAAGTACTGCGCAGACAGGTGCTTCACAAGCTCAAGCAGGTGCTGCATCTGCTCAGACAGGCGCTTCACAAGCTCAAGCAGGAGCAAGCTCTGCACAACAAGGAGCTAATTCTTCAAATGCATCTGCACAGACTTCTGCAGTAGCAGCAACTTTTTCAGCAGCATCAGCATCAGTTTCAACAACAAGTGCACAATCTTCAGATGGATCTGCACAAAATTCAGCAGCATCAGCTGCAGAATCTGCAGCGTCTGCAAATACTTCGGCACAAAGTGCAAGTCAGTCTGCAACCAAAGCATCTGAAGCAGCAGAAAGTGCACAAGCTTCAGCTAACTCAGCAAGTCAGTCTGCTGGTGTTGCTACATCAGCCGCACAAAGTGCAAGTCAATCTTCTAGTTCAGCAACAGCTGCAGCAGCATCTGCAACGACATCTGCACAAGAAGCTAGTGATTCTGCTGGTTCAGCAGCGACAGCTGCAACTAAATCACAACAAGCAGCAACTGATGCAACTACAGCTTCACAAAAAGCTTCACAAGCTTCAACAAATGCAACTGCAGCTTCACAATCTGCAAATACTTCTGCACAATCAGCAGCTGGATCAGCAACTAGTGCAAATCAATCAGCAACAAAAGCATCACAGGCTTCAACATCCGCAGCAGCATCTGCAGCATCAGCATCAGCAGCATCAACAAGTGCACAACAAGCATCAACAAAAGCACAACAAGCTGCAGTACAAGCTCAGAACGCTGAGGGAGAAGCAGAAAATGCAGCTCAAGAAGCAGCAGATTCTGCAACAAAAGCACAACAAGCATCAGCATCTGCAACTGCAGCTTCACAATCTGCATCAAACTCTGCAACATCTGCAGCAAACTCTGCAACAACAGCACAACAAGCTGCAAGTATAGCAACACAAGCAGCAGCATCTGCAACCGCAGCAGCTAATGAAGCAGCAGCATCATTGTCATCTGCACAGTCTTCGGATGGATCTGCTCAAAATGCAAATTCAAGCGCACAAGGTGCAGCTCAAAAAGCAACCGATGCAACAAGTGCTGCTCAACAAGCATCGACAAAACAATCACAAGCTTCAACACTACAATCACAAAGCTCAACATTAAGATCACAAAGTTCTGCAATATCTTCTTCTACAAATTTAAGAGCTGATGGAATTCAAGCCATATTATCAGGATCATTAGGAGCTAGCACTTCAGTAGTGACACTACCTAATGTTATTGCAACAGGATCCGGTACAATAGCAGGATGGACTATAGATTCCGATGCAATATTTGTAGGTACAAAAGACACAAGCGGTTTTACAAGTGGCAACGGTCACATGACTATATCGTCTACAGGTGCAATACACGCTCCAAAATTTTATATAGATAGTTCTGGTAATGTAGAATTAGAAGGAACCGTTACTGCAACTGCTGGTGCAATTGGCGGATTTACAATTGCAAATAGTGATATTACTGGTAGTGGCGGTAAGTTAGTTACCAGCAATAGGTCAACTAACAACTTCGGAACAGGTACAACTTATAATACAACAAAAAGAGTAGAGCTTCTTCCAAGCAATATACAGATTCGTACTTATGTAGGTCATCCGCTTTCAACAAACGGAATTGATCAGTCAAGAATAATTTTTGATGCTGCTTCTACAGCATCATTTAACTTTTCTAATGGAGAGACTAATACTAAAATTAACACTGCCAAATTAAGACTAGAAAATATAGAAATTGGAAAATATGATACTAGTGACAATTTCACCGGCAAAAGCTTGTATATAGGAGTCGGTGGTGGTAGTGTAGGCTCAATTAGAAACAATATCAATGATGCATCTTCTGCATATGCAATCATAAAGCCAGACAATACCAATGCAGGTTGGATTGTAGGACAGAAATTATCTGTAGGAACTGTTGTTGCATTTACATCTACTGTTTATCAGTCAGGTTATAGATTTAGTGTTAATGGCTCATCTTATTTTAGTGACTATCTTGTTGCATTAGGTGGTATTCATGTTGGTGGAACAGGAGATCCTGGAACTGATAATCTATTTGTTGATGGTTTCACATACTCACTTGGTGGTCTTCACGTCGGAGGAACATCAAATCCAGGAACTGATAACTTAGCTGTTGATGGTTACACATACTCACTTGGTGGTCTTAATGTTGGTGGAACATCAGATCCAGGTGATGATTGCTTACGAGTGACTGGTCACGCGACTTTTGGAAAAGATACAACAGACAGTAATACTGTTACGGTTTATGTATCCAGTAATGCAGGAGATCAAGGTATACAGTTTTTAAGAGATGATTCTTCTACAACTTCTGGTGAAGGTATGGGTGCAATAGGTTTTGATACTATTGATGGAGGAGCACCAACAGATATTTTTAAATCATCTGCATTAATATCAGGTCATGCATCAGAGACTATGGGTACGGGTGATAAGGGTGGCCAAATAAGATTTTACACAAAACCAACTGATGCAGATGCTTCCACCAGTGCAACTTTAAGGGGTAAATTTAATGCTTCAGGACAGCTTATATTGGAAAGCGATCTTTCAATTGTTCAAGCTAAAAAGTTTTATCTTGATGATGTTAGCAATACGTATATCCACTCTCCAGGCTCTGATCATATAGACTTTGTAGCAGGTGGAGCAACATATCTAGCAATAGACCAAGACAATTCAAATACTGTTATTAGAGCAGATCTTTTTCTTGCAGGAAGTTCAACAACAATAGATTCCGGAGCGTATGGCTCAAATTACATAAGGCTTTTTAATAACAACGGTCACAGCTATATGGATTTCTTCGGTGGAGACATGTATTTTAGAGAAAATGGTAGTGCAGTAGGATTAATGATTGAAGATTCTACAGCTTATGTTGGCATTGGACATTCAGATCCAAATGCTCCACTAGATGTTAGAAAGAATCAATCAAATGACGCATATATAGGTATTTTTAGAAATTCAAGTTCATCTGATTCTGGAAACTCATACATACTAAACTTATGGCATTCTCAAGAAGATTCAACAAACCAATTCGATACAGGTGAGCACTGGATTCAATTTTCAGATAATAGCGGAACATTCTTAGGAGAAATTACTAGTCGAGTGACTTATACCACATTTACAGGAGGTCACGTGTCACAAATTATAAGTGGTTCAGCTGCAGACAATGAAAATGAGATGAAAGCTTGGAAGCCTGGTATGATCGTAAAAGCAACAGGAAACTTAAATGTAACTGGAAGCACTTTAGATTTAGCTTGGCCGGAAGTTACTGTTACAACAACTCAAAAAGACAAAGCTGTAATGGGTGTCTATAGTGATATAAAGCCGGGTAGTGGTTCAAATTGGGTGGGCCCATGGAATAACAAAAGCGCAGTAAGCAGTTCTACAGGAGACTGGGGTACAGGACATAATATGCATGGTTTAGATCCTGTAAAACCAGCATTGGACTATAATGCGGTTGGTGAAGGAATGATGTTGGTTACAGATACTAATGGAAATATAGAAACAGGCGATTATATCTGTTCATCTACAAGAACTGGTCACGGTGAAAAGCAAGACGATGACTTACTACACAATTACACAGTAGCAAAAGCTACACAGCCTTATAACTTTGCATCTGCTAGTAATGATGCAGACTTAGGCTATAAATCAGTATTAATTGCATGTACTTATCATTGTGGGTAAAATTTTTTATTTTTTAAAAAAGTTAATAAATATATATTAACAAACTAACTTAACATAAGGAGAATACAAATGGCAGTATCTAAAAAAGTCCGAATTCCTGGCACATTTAGACTAGAGGTGGGAAACCACTCTTGTGTACACGAAGATCCAGAAGGAACTTTTGGTGGCGGATATGAATCAGGTTCTGTTGAAGATTATCTCTCTAAAAGTAAGATGTGTGTTGTAGAAGCGCCTAACGGCGGTGATGACTTTGAAATTGAATGTTTCATAGTCGCACAAAACTTCTTCACAGGATTCCCATCTTACTCAGGAGATAAGAACGCAGAAGGCTGTAAAGTATACGTTGAAGAAAAGTAGGAGAATACAATGAAAACATCATTTGATGAAATAATCGAAGTTGTCCTACACCACGAAGGCGGATATGTAAACGATCCTAAAGATCCGGGCGGTGAAACTAATTACGGAATATCTAAGCGTGCCTATCCAGATGTAGACATTAAAAATCTTACAGAAGATGGTGCTAAAGATATTTATAGAAGAGATTACTGGGAAAAGTATCGATGCGATGAGCTTTCTGAAGATCTCCGACACATATATTTTGACATGTGTGTTAATATGGGTGCTGGACGTGCAACAAAAATAATGCAAGAGACAGCAAACGCTAAAGGAGCTAATCTAAAAGTAGACGGAGGCATGGGACCAAAAACAGTAGCAGCAATGCAAAACGTAGAATTAAAAAGAGTTAGAGCGTATAGAGTAAAATACTATGCAAATCTTATCGTAAGAAAACCTGACTTAGAAAAATTCTACTACGGTTGGTTTAACAGAAGCTTAGAAGTTTAGGAGAAACATAATGGCATTAGAAGACACAATAACACCAGAAGTAAGACCTCTTGGAAGTCCTGTAGGAAGATTCGCAGAGTCTCCCCTAGCAGCAACTTCTATGGGATCTGAAACTTATGATAATCCTGCAGATTCACTTGCAAGAGAGGGAGCATCAGTAACTGGAATACCAGGCAAAGATCCTAAAAAGCAATTTTCGCCTGTTGGAAGACACAATCAAGAATCTAGAACATTTGGAACAGGAACACCTGCTGATTTAAGTAAAAACGATCCGTTTGGCAATCTTTAGAATAAAGAATGTCAGACTACATTAAGAGGCTCGTTAATGAAGCAGTATACGGTGTAGACTGTTTAGTTTTAGATAGCACAACTATACAAGAGTTCTTAGAGTGGAGAGAAAATCTTCATGAAGTAAGTAATGTACAGAGCGTGTATTCAGACGAAGGTTTATATGACTTTTTTATTGGGTTTAAAGACTACGAAAGAATATCAAAAGACGATGCTGCTAAAGTTATGGGCTGGCCAGTTGTAAATTACATCATAGATAACAAAGCAGATGATCCATTTTATCAGATGGATATGTTAGATGATGATGAGCTTCTAGGAAGATCAAATACTGTATCTTATGGTGGCACAATTGCTACAGGTGATAGCTCTTTAAAGACAGGTGACTATAAGTGGATGAAGCAGATGGAGGGACTTATTGATACTTTAGGCTGGGAAGTCATCGATTGGATTGGGTGTGGTGTTGATAGAAAGAGTCAGGTAGTAGTCATCCCAACTAAAGATCAAAAAGTAAACGAAGCCATAAAAATATCAGTAAGAGAAACAATAAAAAAAGTTGACAACAAGTATATTGTTTACCCTGAAAAGGGTGGAAAAAGATTAGGAACACATAGCACAAAAAAGAAAGCAATGGCACAGCTAACTGCCATAGAACTTTCTAAGAAGGGTATAAAAAAAGAATCAGATGAATACACATTTGGTCCTGACTGGATACCCACTAGTTTGTCTCAAAGAAAAAAGATGAAACGCATACACAGAAAACTAAATAGAAGTATACGAGAACAAGAAAATAATATTAAAAAAATTGTTGCTGTTTATCCTGGAAGGTTTCAACCATTTGGTCCACATCATAAAGAAACATATGACTTCTTAAAAAAGAGATTTGATGAAGTTTATATTGCAACAAGTAATAAACAAGGAGGCAACAGACATCCTATGAGCTTTGCACAAAAGCGAAAACATATGATAAAGATGGGAATTCCTTCAAAATCTATAGTACAAGAAAAACAGCCATATATACCTAAGGGCTTACTATCAAAGTATGATTCTGAATCAACTGCTGTGGTCTTCGCAGTTGGTGCGAAGGATGAGGGCAGACTCTCAAGTGGCAAGTACTTTAAGAAATATAGAAAAAACTATATGAGGCTAAAAGGTTACGAAGAAAACGGTTATACTTTACAGGCGCCACATGTATCAGTAAAGGTTGGGGGACAAGAAATAAGTGGTACAACAATGAGAAAGCTTTTAGGATCAGAAAAATATGATCTAAAATTAAAAAAGAAATTTTTTAAGAAAATGTTTGGTTACTTTGATCAAAAAACATTTGATCTTTTTGTCACGTCATTTAAAGAATCAGTAATTAAGTCACTTATAAAAGAAGGCGGCGCTTATGGACACATGGCACATCCTTTTGATGATTACGCTTTGACTTTTGGAGAATTAAAAGATATAATAGACTTAGGACTACAAGGCAGTTTAGATAAAGAAGAAGCAGTAACTGAAAAATTAGATGGTCAAAATATTATGATTTCAGCAATAAACGGAAAAGCTGTTGCTGCTAGAAATAAGGGCGACTTAAAAAGAGGCGGAATGAGCTTAAAAGGTGTACAGGCAAAGTTTGCTAATCATATTCCTAGTGTTAGAGATGCATTTGTATTTTCAATGAGAGATATTGCAAATGCTGTAGAAAAAATGTCAAAGAAAGATCAAGTAGCACTGTTTAATAATGGTATGAACTGGGCAAATATAGAAATTATTTATCCAGAAAATTTAAATGTAATAGACTATGATGGTCCTGCAACAATAGTTTTTCACGGTATCTTAAAATATAGTGATGCATGGGTTCCTTCTGGTGAGGTAAGATCAGGAGGAAAGAGAATAGCAGACATTATTAATAAAGTCAATAAAGGAATAAAGACTAAGTTCGCATTTAAAGGACCAAATGTAATAAAACTACATAAACCAAAGAACTATGGAAGGCTAAGGAAAAAATATATCGGATCTTTGAACAAGTTGCAGAATATATATAGACTAAAGGATAGTGATACCTTATCGTTATATCATCAACACTTTTGGTTAGAATATATTTTAAATGGCGCAAATTCTTCTGACTATAAAAATTTACCAGACAATGTTTTATATCCTCTTATGAAAAGATGGGCATTCTCTGATAAAAGTTACAAAATGACTGAAATTAATAAATTAAAAGAAGACTATCCTAAGTTTGTTGACTGGGTAAGATCAACAGAAAAAATAGATCATGCAAAAATGCTTAAAGATAATATGAAACCATTCGAAGAAATATTCTTTGGAGTTGGTGCTGAAATATTAGCAAACGCCAGTAATTATCTTAGTGCAAATCCAGAAAAAACAGCAAAGAAACTAAGAGATGATCTAGATAAAGCATCAAAAGCTTTGTTAGCTAAGAAAGATTTTTCTAATATTGACAAGCTAAAAGCACAACTTAAAAAACTAAAAGCAATGCCAGCACTAAAAAAAGCTGCACCGTCAGAAGGACTAGTGTTCAAGTATAACGGCAAAGTTTATAAATTTACAGGATTCTTTGCACCAATTAATCAAATTCTAGGTTTAGAAAAATTCTCGAGGTAGTTATGAATAGTGAAGATAGAGCATTAAAAAATATTTTACGAGGAAGACCGGTTGAAAAACCTATTATGGTCGGATACGAAGGAAAAAAGCAGAAGTCTGGAGATCAAAAGAGCAGATTAACAGATATAATGGCTGCTGCTAGAATGCCGTGGTTCTGTCCTAGCTGTAAAAAAATAATGAAAAAGAAGCTTGATAATAAAATGTGGAATTTATTTAATCATTGTTTTGAGTGTCAAATTGAAAAAGAACACGAAATGAGAACAAGAGGTGTTTTTAAGCAGTGGGAAGCAAAAAAAGTCTTAGTTAATAAAAGAAGTATTATAGAAAATCAGATAAAAGAAATACAAGAATTTATTAACATAGGTGATACAGAAATTGTAGAACCTGTCAATGTAGATACAGGATTTGTTCACGTTGAAAAATATGAATTAGATAGCAAAATAAAGAAAGAAGCAGAAGAAGCATTAGTATCATTAGATGCTGCGCTTACAAATGTCAACAAGACAATCAAGAAATTAGATGAAGAACTCGAAGAAAATTAGAGACGGAATAAAACAAGAGTATGTAAAATGTGCTCTTGATCCAATATACTTCATGAAGGAGTACTGTTATATTCAGCATCCTGTCAAAGGAAAAATGAAATTTAACTTGTATCCATTTCAAGAAAAGACATTAGGGGCTTTAAAAGACCACGATTATAATATTATCTTAAAAGCGAGACAGCTAGGTATATCTACATTAAGTGCTGGCTACTCTCTATGGTTAATGAATTTTCATTTAGACAAAAACATATTAGTAATTGCTACAAAACAAGAAGTTGCAAAAAATCTTGTAACTAAAGTAAGAGTAATGCACAAAGAATTACCTAATTGGTTAAAACAGGGTTGTGTAGAAGACAACAAATTATCTTTAAGATATAAGAACGGATCACAAATAAAGGCAATATCATCAACAGGTGAAGCAGGTAGATCTGAAGCACTGTCTCTACTAATAATTGATGAGGCTGCATTTATTAAGAATATTGATGAGATATGGGGTGCAGCTCAACAAACATTAGCAACAGGTGGTAAGTGCATTGCATTGTCAACACCTAACGGAATGGGAAACTGGTTTCACAAGACATGGTCTTCTGCAGAAACAGGTGAAAATAATTTTAACTTTATTAGGCTACACTGGACAGTACATCCTAATAGAGGGCAGCAGTGGAGAGATGATCAAAATGCGCTATTAGGACCAGACATGGCAGCACAAGAATGTGACTGTGACTTCATAAGCTCTGGACAAACTGTAATACCTGGCCCTATCTTAAAAGAGTATCAAGACAATTTTGTAACAAAATATACAGAAGATAGATACGGTGGAAATATGTGGATATGGAAACATCCAGAGCCTAGTAAAAAATATTTAATGTCTGCTGATGTTGCTCGTGGTGATGGAGCAGACTATTCTGCATTCCACATACTAGATTTAGAAACACTAGAGCAGGTTGCAGAATATAAAGGAAAAGAAGATACTACAAGATATGCAAGTATATTAATGTCTGTAGCCACAGAATATAATGATGCCTTACTGGTTGTTGAAAATAACAATGTAGGTTGGGCAGTTTTACAGTCACTTATAGATAGAGACTATAAAAATTTATTTTGGATGAAAAAAGATTTAAAGTATGTTGACGCAAATAAGCAACATACAAACAAATATAGAAATGAAAACAAGTATATGGTGCCGGGATTTACAACAAGTATGAAAAGCAGGCCTCTAATAATTGAAAAGCTGGCACAATTTATTAGAGAGAAGTCAATTAAAATTAACTCAATAAGATTGGTAGAGGAATTATTTGTTTTTATATTTAATAATGGGAAAGCGGAAGCTCTTAAAGGATACAACGATGATTTGGTTATGAGTATGGCAATAGGACTTTGGATAAGAGAAACCGCACTAAAACTACATGCAGAAAATATTGCTCTACAAAGAGAAGCAATAAAAGGCGTAGATGCAAATTCAGGTGTCTATACCGTAGAGGAAGAAGAAGACTACGGTTGGAAGCAACATGTAGGAGACAAAAAAGAATCACTAACTTGGTTAATATAATATGGCAAAACAAGATACATTTTACGATAGAATACAACGCTTATTTTCATCAAATGTTATAGTAAGAAACATAGGTGGAAAAAAGCTAAGAGTTATAGACACTGATGAAATTCAGGCTGGCTCTAAATCTTTAATGGATAGATACCAGAGGATGTTTTCAACACAAGGATCTGGTGGCTACATGCAATTTGCAGGTGAGCTAGCAAAATCACAAAGACTGGCATTATTTAGAGACTATGAAGCAATGGATGATGATTCTATAATATCATCAGCATTAGACGTATACGCAGATGAATCAACAATGAAATCTGAGTATGGCAATGTTTTAGAAATACAGTCTAATAACTCACAGATACACGAAATATTACATAACTTATTTTATGATATTCTTAATATAGAGTTTAATTTATGGCCGTGGATAAGAAATCTTGTAAAGTATGGTGACTTTTTCTTACATTTAGAAATAAAAGAAAAATATGGAATTATTAATGTTGCGCCATTTTCACCTTATGATATGGCAAGGATAGAAGGATATGATCCTGAAAACCCACACGCCGTAAAATTTGTAATGGATGCATCAGACCCATCAGGTGGCGGCGGAAGAAAATCCAGAACAGAATTTGAAAATTTTGAAATAGCACACTTTAGAATGTTATCAGATTCGAACTATATACCTTACGGAAAGTCTATGATCGAAGGGGGTAGAAAAGTTTGGAAACAATTAAGTCTTATGGAAGATGCTATGTTGATTCATAGAATTATGAGAGCACCAGAAAAAAGAATTTTTAAGATTGATATTGGTAACTTACCACCAAGTGAAGTAGACAGCTACATGAAGCGTATTATGGACAAGATGAAAAAAGCTCCTGTTGTAGACGAACAAACAGGTCAGTATAATTTAAAGTATAATATGCAAAACATTACTGAAGACTTTTATCTACCAGTTCGTGGTGGTGATAGCGGAACTCAAATTGAATCACTACCTGGCTTGACTTATGAAGCTGTTGAAGATATTGAGTACTTAAGAAATAGAATGCTAGCTGCATTAAAAATACCAAAAGCTTTCTTAGGATATGAAGAAGGAATAGGGTCAAAAGCAACACTTGCTGCAGAAGATGTTCGTTTTGCAAGAACAATAGAAAGAGTCCAGAGAATAGTTATCAGTGAGCTAACTAAAATAGCAGTAGCTCATTTATATTCTCAGGGATATACAGATGCCGCATTAGTTGATTTTGATTTGAACCTAACAAATCCTTCTACAATATATGAGCAAGAAAGACTAGAACTATGGGAAAAGAAAAATACTATTGCCAGAGATATGAAAGCAGAAGCACTAGTATCTAAGCAATGGATATATGATAATGTATTTAACTTTACTGCAGAGGATATTTCAAAAATACAAAAAGAAGTAATTGAAGATAAGAAGCAAGAATTTAGACTTTCAACAATAGAAAATGAAGGATCTGATCCTGCAAACCCACCACAGACAGACCAAATGGATAGTTCTCCTAGAAAAAAAGAGAAGAAAAAAGAAGATGAGAAAAGAGTATCTAGCAGAGACGTTGAAGACAGAGAAACTTATGGTGTAAGAGATGTGTTGGGTAAGTATGATTATGCTCATTCAACAAAAAAAGACAATACACCTAGCATAGGCCATAATCATAGAAAAAGCCCACTAGCGTTAGCACACTTTGACAGAATCAAAAAAGATTTTGAAAACAAAGAGAAGAAAATGCTTAATGAGGTAGAAAAAATTGAAGATAAGCTGGAGAATAAAAATAATGGCAAAAACAAATAACTTTATATTTATAGACGATAACTTAGCTAAGGGTTTAAATGAAGCATTCTAAATACAGAAATACAGGGCTTTTATTTGAATTGCTGACAAGGCAAATTACTACTGACATTTTAAACAATGAAAGCAGTTCTAAAGCATCAGCAATACTAAAAAAGCATTTTAATAAGAAATCACAACTTTTTAAAGAGAACCAGCTTTTTAATGTTATACTTGAGTCTAAGTTCAAAGACGAAAATAAAGCAACTCATCTTGTAGAGACAACACAAAAAGCATATTCAAAAGTTATTAATTTAAAGAATATTAAAATAGAAAAGTATAACTTAATAAAAAGTATAAAAGAAAATTTTAATTTAGAAGATTTTTTCAAGTCTAGAGTAACTAATTATCGACTTCTTGCAGCTATACATAACGTTATATCTGAAAATTATGAAAATCCAGTTGTAAGTTCTAAAAGCCACTTTACACTTTTAGAGTATATGACAAGGAAATCAGAGAGTAAAGAATCAGAAATACTTCAGTCTCTTAGAAAAGAAAATAAAGACTTAAGACATATAACATATAAGATTCTTGTAGAAAAATTTAACAACAAATATAAGTCTCTTAATAAAGAGCAAAAAGATGTACTAAGAGAATACATAAATAATATTACCAGCACATCAGGCCTTAGCGACTTTTTAGAGGGCAGATTTAAAGACATATCTTTTAATCTTAAAAAGCAGCTTCCAAAAATAGAAGATAAAGTCATTAAGATAAAAATTAAAGAATGTATTAATTTAGTTAACAAAACAAAATTTAAAAATACAGAATCAACTGTAAATGTACTAAAGCTGATGAGATTTTATCAGTTATTAGAGGATGTAAAGAATGCAACTAGATAAGCTAAGAGAGTTTATAAGAGAGCTTATTAAAAAAGAACTAGCAGAAGCCAGTGTTACAGGTGGAATTGATGGAGGTGCAGGACAGCCAAAAACACCTTACGCATTTAAAAATCCAAAAGATGACGATAAAGATGAAGACGAATTAAAATTATCAGATGGTATGTCAATTGTAAAAGAAAATTACTACGCATGGAGAAATGATGACTCTATGTCAACAAAGCAAAAATTAGCAAAGTCTATGACAGAAATAAGAGATGGTATAACAATGCTAGAAAGAGCAGTAAAATATAATGTTAAACTTAAAAACGAAATGAGATTTGAGTCTGATAGCTATATGAAACGAACAAAAAACGCTCTTGGTAAAATATCAGAAAAACTTTTAAGACTTTCAGCAAGAGTAAAGGACATGGTATAATGGAAAAACAATTATTAGTCAACACAATTCCTTTTGATATATCAAGAGAGAAGATTCAAGAGTCTATAAATACTAATGGCAAGCTTGTTGTGAAGGGTGTATTACAAAGAGCAGAAGCTAAAAATCAAAATGGTAGAGTTTACCCAAGAGAAATACTCGTAAGAGAGGCTAAAAAATACACATCTGAGTTTATAAAAGAACGAAGAGCTATGGGTGAATTAGATCATCCAGACTCATCAGTAGTTAATTTACAAAATGTATCACATAATGTATTAGAAATGCATTGGTCAGGAAATGATTTAGTAGGAACTGTTGAAGTCTTATCCACACCAGCAGGAAACATTTTAAAAGAATTATTTAAAGGCGGAATCAAATTAGGTATAAGCTCTAGAGGCTTAGGATCAATAAAACAAGAATCTGCAGGTGATGAAGTACAAGGCGACTTTGAATTAATAGCATTCGATTTCGTATCAAACCCTTCAACACACGGCGCTTTTCTAAGTCCAGTTAATGAATCAGTTCAAAAAGTTGATCGTAAGTGGACAAAAGTAGAGACATCAATAAGAAATATTTTAACAGGAAAATAATATGAAGCTAAAAGACATTATAAAAGAAGAACTAGGTGGATTCGTAGGTTTATCACCAATTCATAAGTTAGAAAGCAAAGTTGTTGAACAAGACAATGCTTCCCTTCTTAAAATTGCCAAAGAGTTAGTAGCAAAAGAACAAGACGATAAGCTTATGAATAGAGAAGATCTTATAAGTAGTGTCAATGAGTTTTCTTCATATGGTCCGTCAATATACAAAAAGCATAATCTTGCTGAAGTAGCTAAAAAGTTTAGTGAAATCGCAGCAGCAGCACAAAAACATGTTGTTTCTGAAACAGAAGATTGGTTTGATAGAGTTACAGTTCAGAGAAATATGACTGATCTTAAAAAACAGGCAGGCCAATTTAATAAAATTGCTAATGAAGCACAAGCAATGCAAGACAGGATGGCAGCTTTATATGAAGATATGGGCGGAATATTAAATCGTTATTTTGAAATTAAAGAGATACAAAAAGAGGACTAAATGGCTATAGAAGTTAAGGTTATAAACAACAAGATAGAGTTTGCACTTAGAAAATTTAAAAAGAAAGTAAAAGATTCAGGTATACTACATGAATTACAAGAACGTCAGTTCTATGTAAAACCCTCAGCAATAAAAAGAGACAGAAGAGCTAAGGGTAGATTAAGGGCACAAATACGTTCAAAAAAAGCGTTACTTTAAAATATATCTAGTATATTTATATCTAAATCTAATGCACCTACATTCGTTAGGTGTTCCTAATTAATCGAACCTGATTATAGTTCCCAATAACTATACAATGTAAAACCTCTTAAAGGAGAATCCAAATGGATAAATTATTGCAAGATGCAATTGCTGATGCAAAAGCAGTACGCGAAACTGCGTTAGCAAATGCTAAACTAGCACTCGAAGAGGCCTTTACTCCACATCTGAAATCAATGCTTTCTAAAAAGCTACAAGCTGAAACAGAAGGCGAAGATGAGGAATCACACGATGAGAGTGTCGAAGTAGAAGAAGCTATGGAAGACGAAGACGAAGAATCTAAGGACGAGTCCGTAGAGGAAACGAATGAGGAAGCTGTAGAAGAAACTATGGAAGACGAGGATGAAGAGAAGAAGGACGAAGTATACAATGACGAAGAAATGGAAGACGAAGGTATGCATGATGAAGAAATGGAAGACGAAGAGTCTGAAATGGAAGACGAAGCACCTGAAGATGACGAAGACGACGACATTGGCGAAGTCCTTAAGCAGTTAGAGGCCGAAATGGCTGACGAAGATGAAGATCATAAAGAAGAAGGCTACCACGGAGAAGAAGAAGACGAGAAAGATGAGTCTGTTTCTGAAGAAATGGAAGACGAAGATGAAGACATGGATGAAGAAATCGATCTTGATGAGATCATCAAAGCTCTAACTGAGGAAGATGAAGAAGAGGAAGAAGAAGAAAAAGCTGAAGAAGCTATGGTACCTGCTGCTGAACTCGATGAGTACAGACAAACAGTACAGTATCTGAAAGATAAGCTTTCTGAAGTTAATCTTCTTAACGCAAAGCTACTTTATACTAACAAGTTATTCAGAAGCAGAAATGTATCTGAAGAGCAAAAGATGAAAGTTATCGAACAATTTGACAGAGCTGCTAACGTACGCGAAGTTAAACTTGTTTTTACAACTTTCGCTGAATCTATTGCACGTAAGCCTGTTAATGAGTCAGCTAAGCGCGTTTCTAAAGCTTCTAAACCAGTAGCTTCTACTGAATCTAAAAAACCGATCATCGGTGAAAATACGGACTTCAAAAGCCGTATGAAGAAACTAGCTAACATTATTTAATTGGAGAAACTCAATGTCTTATAACAATCAATTGAAAGACGTAATGGGCGGATACAATCCTCATAATGAGCTTCTATCTTCCTCTCGTAAATTGGTTTCTAAATGGGAGCCAACAGGTCTTTTAGAAGGTCTAAATACAGAGAGTGAAAGTGCCGGTATGGCTGTTCTCTTGGAAAACCAAGCAAAACAGTTAATCGACGAAGCTTCACAGGTGGGAACTTCAGCAAATCAAGAACAGTGGAGCGGTGTTGCTCTACCATTAGTTCGTAGAATTTTTGCTGAACTATCATCACAGGAATTTGTTTCTGTTCAACCAATGAACTTACCTAGTGGTCTAATTTTTTACTTAGACTTCAAGTATGGTTCAACACAACAGGCTGGAAAATTACACGCGAAGAGCACAGATCTTCACGGTAATACTTCTAGTTCTGGCGACCCTAGTGGCGGTCTTTATGGCGCCGGTAAATGGGGTTATTCTATAAATGACAAGAACGCATCAGCTACAGTTGCTATCGCAGCTTCTGCATCTGCTGCAGACGTACGTCATGACGCTAACCTATCAGCTTCTGCTGTTGCTGGTGAACTTTCACTAGTTACTTTTACAGCTCCTGCTGATGGTGACAAAGACGGTGTCAAGGCATGGTCAATTACTGGTTCAGCTGCTGTTAAAGTTGCTGCATTCTATCCAGCATTCACATCTATTAGCGGTAATACCGTTACTATGATCGTTTCTGGTTCGCTTGCTAATACTAACACAGTTGACGTACAGTATCATGCTGCACCTGGTGAAACATCACGTGGTGACTTCGAAACTTCATTTGCTTCTGAAGGATCTAATCCTGAAGAAGACAATATAGGTATACCAGAAGTCGACATACAGATGAAGTCAATCGCTATTACTGCAAAAACACGTAAGTTAAAAGCTGTATGGACTCCTGAGCTAGCTCAAGACCTTAACGCTTATCACGCTGTTGATGCTGAAGCAGAATTGACTGCTATGCTTTCTGAATACGTTTCTATGGAAATAGATTTGGAAATCATCGACATGTTAAAACTTGGTGCTTCTGCTAAAACCGAAAACTGGTCTGCTAAAGTTGGTTATGAAATCAACGCTGCAGGTTCTGCTTTCGAAAGCACAGCTGCTAACGCTTCTGCTTACACAAAAGGTGAGTGGTTCCAAACTCTTGGTAACAAGATACAGTCAGTTTCTAATGCAATCCACAAGAAGACATTACGTGGTGGTGCTAATTTCATGGTGATCTCACCTGAAGTTGCTACTATCATCGAGTCTATCCCAGGATTCGCTAGCGATTCTGATGGGGACGCAACTAAGTCCTACGCAATGGGTGTACAGAAGATTGGTGCATTAAATAACAGGTTTAACGTTTATAAGAACCCATACTTACAAGATGATCAGATTCTTGTTGGTTTTAGAGGTGCTCAGTTCCTTGAAACAGGTGCTGTTTATGCTCCTTACGTTCCTATGATCTTAACACCAGTTGTTTATGATCCAACTAACTTCACTCCTCGTAGAGGCGTGATGACAAGATATGCGAAGAAGATGGTTCGTCCGGAATTCTACGGTCTTGTTAACGTTGCTGATTCAGGACTTGTGTAAGCTAATTTAGCTTTTTAAGTCTTAATCTAGAAAAAGGGGCTCTTGTTTGGGCCCCTTTTTTGTTTTCGTAATCTATTCCCAATTACACGATATTTATAAAAGGAAACATTTCTAATCGGAGAATAAAATGGCAGTAACTATATGGTCAGGAACCAGCACTTTCGCTGCAGGTCAAACTCCTTATGGATTTTATGACACTGATAACGCATTCACATCATCAGCAGATCAGTTTGCAGACTGGTCAGCAAAAAGATTAGGTTATCCAATAGTAGATGTTGAAATGCAGTCAGGATCTTTTTATGCATGTTTTGAAGAAGCAGTTACAGAATATTCTGCTCAAGTCAATCAATTTAATATAAGAGATAACATGCTTCATTTGCAAGGTCAATCAACAGGATCTGAGCTGACAGGTAGAAAAATAACACCTACTTTAGGAAGAACAATATTTTTAAGTCAGCAATATGGAACAGAAGCAGGAGCAGGTGGTTATGTTGACTGGAAAAAAGGTAGTATAAGCGTTGTAAGCGGAAGTCAAGAATACGACTTAAATTCATTATACTCAGAAGTTTCTGAATCTGGCAAGGCAATAGAAATTAAAAAAGTTTATCATGATGCACCTGCAGCAGCAAATAAGTATTATGATCCGTATGCAACTACAGGTACAGGAACTGCAAATTTTGTAGATGGATTTTTTGGAACAGGACAGTTTTCTCCTGCTGTATCATTTGTAATGATGCCAGTATTTGAAGATTTATTAAGAATGCAAGCTATAGAATTAAATGATCAAATGAGAAAGTCTGCTTATTCTTTCACTCTAATTAATAATAAGCTGAGTATCTTTCCGAACCCAACAACAGACTATAAAGTATGGTTCGACTATATTATTACAGAAGAAAGAAATAATACTCTAATAACAGGAAGCGGAGAACCTGAGTTGGGGTCTGTAATATCTGACTATTCAAATGCACCATATAATAATATGACATACGAGTTTATAAATGATGTAGGAAAACAGTGGATTAGAAAGTACGGATTAGCTCTTTGCAAAGAGCTTCTTGGCAACATAAGAAGTAAATTTGGTGCAATTCCAATACCTAATTCAGAGGTTAATATGGATGGTGAGACACTAAGATCAGAAGCAGCCACAGAAAAAGAAGGTCTAATTGCAGAATTAAGAGAGACCTTAGAACAGACTAGTAGAAAAATTCTAATGGAAGCTGATAGTGAAGAAAGCACAAGATTACAGGAGAAGCTTAACAAAGTACCACTTAATATCTATATAGGATAATTTAATGGCTGGTAGATTTATAAGAACAAGAGACTTAGAATTCTTTGACACAGTAAACAAAGAATTAGTAGGAGATCCTGTCAATTCAAAAGACGGGATTATTAATCAAGAAGTCGTAATATACAAAGTAGACATATACGAAACATCTACTAATATCTATGGTGAAAGCTCATCTGGTAGAACATATAAAAAAGGTGTTAAGTTAAACTGTATCATAGAAGCAGAGGATTTTGATTTTGAAACTACAGAATTCGGACCTGATTTAAATCAGAGCGGTACATTTTCTTTTTTGAGACAATCATTAATAGATGCAGGAAATTTTGTTCCAGATATTGGCGATGTAATTGACTGGAATTACACATATTGGGAAATTAGTTCAATAAACGAGAATCAGCTCGTTGGAGGAATGCAAGAAAACAATCATTCAGTAGTTTTATCTGCTTATTTATCAGAACCAACGAGGCTTAATATACAAAGACTGAGGTCTAGCTAATGCCTAAGATAATACCACCTCAATTACAAACTAAACAAGATAAGATAAATAGAGGAAACGAGGTAAGAAGAGACACTGACAAAACTAGAAATATTTCAGTTGGCCTTTTAGAAGTAGATTCCGCACTATTTTATTATTTTGAACACGTTATAAAACCAGAAATTGAAGAAGCAGGTGAAACTGTAAAAGTACCATTAGTATATGCAAACGCAGAAAGATGGAAGTCAATAAGAAAAGAAGGTTACACAAGAGATCATAAAAATAAAAGGCTTACACCAGTTATAGCATTTAGAAGAACAAGCTTTGCCAAAGATACTAATATGCCAGTAGATAAGCTAGACCCTTTAAATCCAAAAATACACAGGACATATCAAGCACAGTATACAAGAGAGAATAGGTACGATAAGTTTTCTGCAACACAAGGAATTATACCAAAAAATGAATATTATTCTGTAGCAGTACCAGACTATGTAACTTTAAGCTATGACTTTATAATATGGACAAATTTTACAGACCAGATGAATAGCATAGTTGAAAAGATTAACTGGTCAGAAGGGTCTTACTGGGGTGATGAAAGTAAATTTAAGTTTAGAGCGACAATAGATAGTTTTGAAGACGCAAGTGAGTATGAGACAGCAATAAGAAATATAAAGACAAATTTTTCTGTAACAATCTACGGCTACTTATTGCCAGAAACATTTAGTAATATAACAACAACAGAAAAATACTTTACAAAAAAGAAAATAATGCTTAACGAGACAGCAGAATGAGCAAACTAGTACCAGTAAATAGACAAGTCAGAACTGACAAAGTCAACAGAGGCAGAGAACTAACTCGTACAGGTGATAAAGTAAGAGGCGTTACAGTTGGCTTGCAAGATATTGACTCTGCATTATTTTGGTATTTTGAAAATATTATAAAGCCTGATATAAGAGAAGCAGGAGAAAGAGTAAAAGTACCAGTAATTTATGCTAATCCTGAAAGATGGGCTTCAATACAAAGGTATGGATTCATAAGAGACAATAAAAGAAAAATTATGGCTCCTGTTATAGCTTTTAGAAGAACTTCTATGACTAAAGATACAAACATACCTGTAGATAAATTAAACGCGACTGATCCTAAGATTCACTATATTATGCAGTCACAATATTCAAAAGTCAACAGATACGACAAATATTCTGCAACAAGAGGAAAAATTAAAAAACATGAAATGTACTCAGTTGCAGTTCCAGACTATGTAGTATTGTCTTATGACTTTACTGTATGGACAAACTATACTGATCAGATGAACGGTATAATAGAAAAAATAAATTGGTCAGAGGGTTCTTACTGGGGTGAAGAGGGAAAGTTTAAATTTAGAGCAAACATTGATAGCTTTGAAGATGCAAGCGAGTTTGATTCTAATATAAGAAATATAAAGACAAATTTTTCTGTAACACTCAACGGTTATCTTTTGCCAGATGCTTATCCTCCAACAGCTGACACAACACAACAGTTTATCACGCCTTCTCAATTGACAATGAATGAAAATGGTGACTCTACAATACTTAGTGGAGACGAATCATTGCCGGGTGATGGGACAACAATATTACCAAATAATCCTGGCGGAGTTCAAAATACAACTACAGGCACAGGTGCATCACAAGGAACATTTGGTGAGACACTCACACTCCAAGCAGGCTCAAACTTAGTTTTTTCAGACATCTTATTTGATGGATCTAATCCAGTCACTGCAACAATAGCAATGTCAGATACGCCTGTCTTTACATCAGTGTCAGCATCTTCATTCTCTTCAGAGGGAACAGCATCTTTTGCAGCATTGGTTGTTGACGGTGATGCTGTTGGTCCTGGACAAGAAATTGATGGTGGTACTTTTTAAAAAGTTTAATACTTATCTATAAGGCTATATAGCCGCAAACATATGAGTATATACTCATTCAAATAACTTAGGAGTGCTATTAGATAATGGCTCAAACTGTTAAGATAAGAAGATCCGCAGTAGCGCATAGAGTACCAGATACTAACTCACTTGAATTAGGAGAGTTAGCTGTCAATACTAAAGATGGTAAACTCTATTTTGTAAAAGAAGATGGAGACAAGTCTGTAGAACAAATTCTCACAACGTCTTCAAATATTACAGGATCTTTGCAAATCGATCAACTTACATTAAATGATTCATTTAGTTATGGAAATACAGTTTGGAACGAGACTAGCGGCATTAATCAACTATCAGGGTCGAGCTTTCAGTTCAGGTCTGGAACACCTCCAGAACTACAGATACATAATGGTAACGATGAAGTTATCTTTAAAGTAGATGACAAAATAGTTGTACTAGGTGAAAGAGATACAACACCAGCAGCAGTTGCAGGAGGAATGTTTTACTCAGGCAGCGGTGAATGGTTTCTTGGATTTGAATAGTATATATAAAAAAAAGAATTTATTGTATAATAAAACAATATTTATACATAGAACTAGATTTGCTTAATAGGAGAATATAATGGCAACATGGAAAAAAGTGGTCGTAAGTGGCTCAAACGCACACCTCAATCGACTAACATTATCAACAGAATTAGGAATACCAGAAGGTGGTACAGGTGCGACATCAGCAGCTGCAGCTAGAACTGCACTCGGTGTAGATGCGGCAGGGACGGACAATTCAACAGCAGTAACAATTGCATCAGGATTATCTACCCCTGACTATATTACAATTAATGGACAAGAGATCACTCCAGCTCTAATTGACTTGGCAAATGATGTCACAGGTGTTCTTCCTTCAGCAAATTTAGACGCAGATACTGCTCATCTAAGCACTGATCAGACATTCTCTGGTAATAAGACATTCTCAGGAAATTTAATTGCACAAGGAAATGTAGACTTAGGTAATGCTACAAGTGACACAATCACAGCAACAGGTAGATTTGATTCTCCACTTGTCCCGTCAACTGACAGCGCAAGAGATTTAGGTACTACATCATTATACTGGGCAAATGCATATGTTGATGCAATAACTACAACAGGAAATATTAATGCGGGCGGAATGATCTCAGGATCTTTTATTAGTTCTTCTAGAGATATTCATATTAAAGATCTTGCAGTTTCTGCTTCAATAGCATCTTTATCTGCGGCATCTGGTGAATCTAATGAATCTTCATTTAAAACAATTCAAATATCAACTAATATGGGTGCATCACCAGTTGTAGCTGATTCTGATGCTGATACACTAGCATTTGCTGAAGGTGCAGGTATGGCAATTTCAACTAATGCCGGTACTGATCAAATAACATTTGCTGTTGATGGTGTACTAGAAGACCTAGATACATTAGGCGCAGCAAGTGCTAATGGAGAATTTATTGTAGCAACAGGAGCAGGTGCATTTGCATATGAGTCTGGAAATACAGCAAGAACATCTCTAGGATTAGGAACAACTGACGCACCAACATTCGCTACTGTTAACACAGGACAAGGCGCAAACGAACTTTATGCGATGAATCAGAACGTCAGAACTTCTGACAGTCCTACATTCGCATCACTAACACTATCAGGAGACTTGGTAGTTGAAGGTGATACAACAACTTTATCAACTACAAACTTAACAGTTGAAGATAGATTTGTTTTTATAGCAACAGGATCTGCAGGTGCTAATGTAGATGGTGGTATCGTTGTTCAGAGTGGATCATCAGCAGACACAGGATCAGCAATTTATCATGATTCTAATTCACAAAGATGGGCAGTTGCTAAGACAGTAAAATCAGAAGCAACGGCAGTCAATCCACTTCAGTTTGTAACAACTGCTACAGTTGATCAACAGAATCCAGGATCAGGTGACGGTCACTATGGAATTGGTGAAATGTGGGTCAACTATCAGGACGAAGATGTTTGGATAAGGACAAGTTAAAATAGTAAGAGAGGTTACACATGGCTTTAATAGCTAAAAATAAAGCTAAGGTATTACTTGATGATGTCCTCAAGTTTGATAAAACAGAACTAGAATTCTTATACAAGCTTATACAATCATCAATGATTCCAGGCAAATATCTTAATCAAGCAGTAAGTGTAAGATCTAAGATCGAAAACATGTACAAAGTATCTGATATGGGATCAGAGCTTACTGCTACGATTTTGGAAGAAAATAAGTAATTAAACTATTGGCTCGAGAATAGGCATATTCTTGAGAAGTGGGCTCTAAAGAGTAACCAACCGTAGGAGAAAAATTAAATGCCAAGCTGGAAAAAAGTTGTCACATCAGGCAGTTCTGCCCATTTAAATCACGCAACAGCAAGCGGAAACATAAGTGGTTCAGCAACCTCAACTGGTTCGTTTGGCTCACTAGTTGCTGCAGGTAACGTAACTGTTACTGGTACTGTTGATGGGAGAGATTTACAAACTGACGGCACAAAATTAGACGGAATAGAAGCTAGCGCAACTGCAGATCAAACAGCAGCAGAAATTAAAACGCTTGTTGGCAATGCATCAGACTCAAATGTTTTTACAGATGCTGACCATACAAAACTAAACAACATAGAGGCAAGTGCTGATGTAACAGACACAGCAAATGTAACAGCTGCTGGTGCTCTAATGGATTCTGAAGTTGATGCTGATATAAAGACTTTAGTATTACCGGCAAGTACAACAATATCAGCTTTTGGTAGAACTTTAATTGATGATGCCGCTGCTAGTAATGCAAGAACTACTTTAGGACTAGGCAGCTTATCAACATTAAGCAGTATTGACATTTCTAGTAATACAAATTTAGTTGCTGGAACAAATATTACTTTAAGTGGAGACACATTAAATGTTGACGATGCGTTTCTTAAAAACAATGCTGATGATACAACAAGCGGAACAATAACTGCAGCCGGATTTATTTCTTCAGGCAATGTCGGCATCGGAGAAACAAGTCCTGATGAACTACTACACATAAAATCATCCACTTCATCCAAACCAGTCATAAAATTAGAAAATGCAGGTGATGTTACAAATGGTGCTCAACTTCATTTTGTAATGTCAACAACAAGTGAGGGTGATAACGATATACCAGGTACTATAAGATTCAAAGGAATGAATAGTGCTAACGCAGAAACAGAGTTTTCTACGATATACACAAAAAACATAGATATAACAGATGGTACTGAAGATAGTGAGATGCACTTTAGAACGATGGCTAATGGTACTTTAGGTTCTACAATGATGATTCAGTCAGATAAGGTCGGCATCGGCATAACCTCGCCTACTCATACGCTACATGTAAAAGGTCCTGGTAATACTAATCAAAATCTTTTCCTTATTACAGATAGCGATGATAATAATCAATTTAGAATAGATAATTCATCTGCCGATGGTTCTCCTCATATGAGATTGTATGATACAAGTGGCGCTTCAAAAGTAGTATTTAGCAGCAATGGCGATTCTAAAATTATGGGAGGAAATGTCGGCATCGGCACAGATAGTCCTGATAAACTTCTTCATCTTTATCAAACTGGTAATAACGCTAATCTTTTAGTAGAAACAGATAACCACTCAGGTATTCAAATAAAAGGTGGAAATTCTCACGATAGATATGTTAGTTTTATGCAAGCTAACGGCTCTGTTGGTGGTAAGATTGGTTGGGATCATAGTTCTCAAGTAATAAAAATTAATGCAGTAGATAGTTTTGCTTCTACTCACCTTGTTGTTGATGTAAATGGAAAGGTCGGCATCGGCAC